CGCTTTTTTCATTGGGGTGGCTTTGCCACCAGCTTTGTACTTCATGACTTTGCCGCCCATGTTCATCTTGCCTTTGCCGTCAGCTGCGTAGAACGGGACTTTCTTACCGCCCTTCTCTACCATTTCCAGCTTGCCACCCATGTTGTACCGCTTTGTTTTACAACCTGCCATGATGTTCTCCTAGCGAGTCTTAAAATACATAGTAATTTCAAAGCCTAACCGTACATTTTCGTATGAAGGTTTAGTCCACATAACAGTCTCCTACCACTTAACCTTATCAGCCCAGTAGGCTGCGCTCATTTTGCCTTTGGCGATATTCTTGCCGTGACGAGCCTTAAACGACTTGCGCTTAGCTTTCATCTTGGCAGACTCGCCAGCTTTGGGTTTGCCAGCAGTGCTTGCGCCTTTCTCGCCAAAACGAATTATCTTCTCCTTCCCGTTCTCACAAGCCTTCACAATGTGAGACTTCTTAGCATGGGACGGAGTTCGTCTTGGCTTATTACAAGCCATTGCTTTCTTATCTACTTGCTTAGCCATATTGCTTGTTCACAGTAAATATAAAGGTATAGGTATCTCCAGCAGTTGGAGCTACTGTAGTTGCTACTATGTCGCCAGTTTTACCAGCTCCAGCGTTGTTGGGAATTCCGCTAAAGGCAGTGAAGTCGTACTCCTCTGTCCAGTTTACTGGTAGATCAAAGATAAGAACGTTAGCATTTGCCTTCCATTCTAGTTTGACCCCTACTCCAACACCTACGTACACAAGCTTTGCCAAAACAGCGCCAGTACAGGCTCTACGGCTTACCGGATCAACCGATAATGTAGAGACATCAACCATTGTGCTAGTTACTACGTCGGTATTTCCTACAACCGCAGTAACCTTAATGATCGCCTGCTTGCTGCCATCTTGGATTATTTGAGTCGATACTGTATCAGCCATGAGTTAGCTCCTTATGAAAGAGCAGCGCCCGTAGCAGTAACCCAAGCAGCGCCTGTGTTAATTACTAGACAAAACTCGTTATTGCCTGCGCCATTATCGCTGACGATGTACACCGTACCAGCGGAAACAGAAGCAAAAGCGGGAAGATTAGCCGTAGTTACAATAGGAAAATCAAAACCATTTGTAGAAACGACGGGACCTGAAAAGGTAGTTGTAGCCATTTTGAAACCTCACATGCGAGTTATGGGGCATATCTGTCTGCATGTCGTCAGCCGGAAGCTGTCAGATACACCGGTTAGTTCCGGATTTAGGTAAGTATATAACACTTATTTGTCTAACGCACAAATAAAAAAGACCCGTCTGTGGGGACGGGCCAACTTCTCAAGGGATAGGAACGTACTGTCGGGTAAGTTCCACCTACAAATTACCCCTATCGGGACCGTAAATCAACTTAATAGGTGATTATGGATGTTTTTTACCCACCAAATAAACATTTCTTCGCCTAGAGTGTGCTTCATAATATTTACTCTAGCCGCCGCTAGTTGCACGTTCTCGCGGGAATAAGGGCCTTGAGGGTTTACCCGATCTATCGACGCGTTAAGGTCTTTCTGCTTACCGTCTCCAAGAGCACCGTCTCGGTGGTGGGTCATGAGTACGCCAGACAGAGCACATCGCCCGTCTTGGGTTTCCCACATCTGGCACAGTTCTTCATGGGTAAGAGAAAACTCTATGCCTTGTTTGCGGCGTTGGGACTTAAGTTGGACGTATACAATTTTTAGGTACGCTTCAGGTGTAGCAGAGGTTTTCTTTGCTCGTTGGGCTAACACGCAATCACGGCATACCCCACGATAATTGCCGTCTTTAAATAGCTCAAACTGAGTAGTCTTGCGGATTTTATTGCACGATGTACATAACCGTGACTTAGCCGGTTCTGTGGTTTTGGGTGGCTGTCTAGGCATAACTCATTATTACCTATAAAAGAAAAGGGGGCCGAAGCCCCCAATCCTAACACCGTTTGCTTATTAAGCGCCCGGTGAACCGAAGATACCCAGTGGGTCAGATACGCCGAAGCTGTATCGCTCACGAGCCTTATAACGGCTGTTGCCTGTGTCGAAGTCTGCGTCCATGCTAGTGCTCATAGGTGAGCGGACGAAGTGCTTCAGGCCGTTGGGGATGTCAGTCATCAAGAACCAAGCATTGGTATCAGTCAGGTAGTTGTTAACTTTATAACCACCGGGGATTGAACCGTTGTTGTTCAGTGCGTTGATGTCGTTATCCGCTGTAGCCACACGAAGGTTGGTATCCAACAGGCGAGTAGCAACGAATTGCAGTGCCGGTGGAATAACAAGCGTCTTAGGCTTGGCTGCAATAAGCAGACCGCGCTCATCAGTCCAACCAGCAATCTGAATAACAGCAGCTTCGAGTGAAGCCTCGTTAAGGTCAGCAGCAACAGCAGGACGGTTTGAGTTTACACCACCAGATACGAGAGGGTGAGCAGTTGAACAGAGAGTCTGTCCATCACCGTACGTAGTACCAGCAGCGAATGCGTTGTTTAGGATGCTAGCACCCTTAACTTGCTTAGTGTACGCCATAGCGCGGGCAAGTGCCTTTGTATAACGTGAAGAGAGTGAATCGTAGAGGTTATCTTCGATTGCTTCTTCAGTGAGCGAGAAGCCCATTGCGACGGTCTCGTGAGTGTAACGAGCAGTCCACGCTTCTTGCGCATTGTCATACTCGATTGCAGAACCTTCACCTTTAACAGGTGCGGCACTGAAACCAGACAACTTAGTTTCTTCTTCAAAAGAACGATCCGAAGATTCAGTCTCGAAGATTTCAGCAGCCTCGTCACCATACTTAGCGTATTCGAGGCCAAATAGGGCGTTTAGACCCGGTAGTAGCTCCTTAAGGAGTTGCGCTCTTGAAATAGCCATCTGCTAGTCTCCTTATACGCCAGTTGTGTTGTTGTACTGATGCAGATTAATCTTTACGACAATCTCCACAAAAGTATCAGCAGCAGTTTTAGTTTCGTCTATTGTGTCGATAACTCGCACAACCAGACCCGCTGTTGTAGCTTCTGAACCCGCTAGTACTGATGCACCAGAGTTTCCAGTAGCTGTGTCGCCTGTACCCGCTAAGACAGACATGTTTGCGCCTACAGCAGCACGAGCCGCCGAGGACATGCTGCTGTTAGCAGCAGTTACAGCAACTTTAAACGCTGCTAGTGGGTCGTCAACTACGATAGCAAAAGCTTCAGTAACGCTAGTGCCGGGGTAGTACTGAGCCGGTGTGAACTGACCCAATGAATTGACGTACTGAACACCTACACAGACACCCGCAGGGGAACCAGTAGTAGTGCCAGTAAACTTCTCGATTGTGCCTGCCGCTACGATTTTAACCAAATCACCTGCGAAGATAGCCGTATTGTAGGTGCTCGCGATAGGAACAAGGCGAGTCTGACCTGCGTAAGGCATACCGTCTACACGGTTAATTGGCTGAAAGCCGTAGGGAGCACTGACTGTTGGATAAGCCATTGTATATAACTCCTAAGTTTAATTTCCTTTGCCGAAAGTAACCTTCGATTTCCTATCGTTAAACAGGGGCATACGAGGATCATTTTCGCGCATTAAGTTATTGTCTACTGAACGCATCTGAGACTGAGCCATATTGTCATAGTACTCAGTACGCTCTTCGACAAGTTCTAGGGGGGCCTTACACAGCATTAGTCCGCCGACGATGACATTATCTTTGAAACGCACGTCGTCAACGGCGTCGCTAAATATCTCGGGGTGGTCTTCTGCGCGTACTGGCTCCCATCCTTCACGTAATTTTGAGGACACATTAGTGGAATCAGGTTGACCCATAGTGCTTACGCGAACCCAGTGAAACTTGTACCCCTCTTGAGGTGTAGGATCAGGCAACACTGTTGGCCGACTCCACGCCTTTTTACGGGTAGTTTTCTCACGGGTTTGTAGCTCTCTATCTAGTCTGTTTGCAGCCATTATTGTTTCCTCATTAGTTCAGCAGCCTGTTTGGCGTATGTTTCCAGTGGTACCCCAAGTTTTTTCGCAATAGCTATTTGTGATTGCGTTAACCTAATTTTTTTAGGTCCTGTGCTCCGCGAGGCGGGGGCAACCACGTTGCTAGATTTAGGCTTGGCATGTACTTCTGGTTCGTCTTCTATCCCATCATCGAATTGATCGGGAAATACTTGTCGCATACGAGAGTTGATTTTCTCGTAGTAAGTATCTGATTGGGGGTCTACCCCGTCTTTCGTTAACTTGTTATGCAACCCTAATGCAAAGGCAGTCATCTCGTCGTCTGAGCCGAACCACGGGTTATCGTCGCGCCATGAATCTGCTTTTTCGTCTCGCTGCACTTGAGGTTGGGGTGCCGTTGGTGCCTGTTCTACAGGAGTTTCTTGGGGTTGTAAAGCCTGAATCTGCTTAGGTTTCAACCCGTTAACTTTCTCTAAACGTATTTGCGCAGTGTTAAGCGCCGTCTGAGCCTCTAAAACTTTATCTGGCTCCCCCGACTCATACGCCTCTCTATACTGACGTTGGGCCAAAGCCATTTCACCCTGCACTTGTTTTTTGGCAGATTCAATAAGCGTATTATGGCTCTGGTCTACCGAACCCTTTAGCTTTTCGTTCTCAGCCATCAAGTTTTTAGCGTAAGCTTCAAGGGCCTCTTGCTGTCGTTGAGCCTCTTCTTTAGCCCTGCGCTCGTCGTGGTAGCCCTTACTAAAGTGCTTAATACGGTTCTTAACCTTATCAGAATAGTTCTCTAACTCTTCGTTAGTAACTTCGTCTGGTGGCGGAGACGCCTTTCGTCCACGGTCAGCTTCTGGGGTATCGTCCTCCACTTCAATTTCTACTTCGCCCGCTTGGATAACATTTTT